TTAATAGCATGTTCTTTATCAAGACCTCTATATTCAGCATATACATCTGCAGTAGGCCAAACACCTTTAGGGAATTTATGTAAAGCTTTAACATCATATTTTAATTTCATTTTCAATTTCCTCATAATTTAATTTATGGATCTATTATATCACGATTTTTGGAAATGTAAACGATTATTTTAAATTATTTTGGAAATTCACCATTTACTAGAAAGAAACAATCAGCGACGCATAGTCGCTGATTCGATTGCTTGTTGTTTACTGATTATAGGTTGCAGACAACTCTTATGCATAATGGCGACTCCGACAATCAAAGTACCAGTATATTTAGGAGCTTCCTTACGAGTACCACCTGTAGCTTTGGTAATTATAGATTCATAGTTATCATTGCTGGATCTATGAGTATAAGTAGGTGTATATTCTTTGAACTTAGTAGGTTTGGAATTATCTACTCCCCATTTCTTATAAAGAGCTTCTTGAAATCGTTCAGCTTCAAGTGCTTTTCTTTTATGTTCGGCTGATTTATACTTTGGCTTCTTTTTCACGTAGTGTCCTCGCATATTCTAATTGAGTGTTTAAATATTCTTCATAATCATCTAATAATTTAACTGACTTGATTTTACTATACATCTTTTGAAAGTCACCCTGGCCATCTCCATGATAAAAGTATACAGGTTCACCATCAAATGTAGTATTAACTACACTTATTTCATTTATATAATGTTCAATCATTGTAATCTCCACATCTAAAATTTAATTTATTAGACTATTATATCATGTTTAGCATACATGTAAACATTTATTTTAATAAATAGTACTATAAGGAGATAGATATGAACACAGAACATTTGTATTCAAGATGGAGACCTGCAATTGCATGGTCATATATGGTTGTATGTTTGTTTGATTTTATGGTTGGACCAATAATATACAACACACTTCAATATCTAGAAGATGGAACTAATATTTCCATGTGGCAAAGCATTACACTTCAAGGCGGCGGTTTATACCACCTCTCAATGGGTGCTATTGTTGGTGTTTCTGCTTTTGGTAGAACTAAAGAAAAATTAGCCAGAACAGAACCAAAAGAATAATTATCTATTCAGAATATAGCAAGTTACTTCAAAGCCAATTCTGATATCTTTAAAGGTTGGGGTTGACCATTTCATGTTATTTTCCTAATTGTTTATTTTGTCCAAGGTTTATCATTACCTGCCCAGTCTTGGACTTCACAACTCCAAGACATTAATTTATTATAGATTGGATATAACCAACTCCAATCTAAATAATGCATTGGGTAACTAATCCAATCACCGAGGTAATATAATAATTCACTTATAATTCTTGCAAATATTTTCTTCATTCTAATATGTTTACTACGATTTTATTATATAGATAATTTATTAACGAGTAAAGAGCAAACAAAACTACATAACAGATTGTAAATGTGACAAATAAAGATAAGCACATTGCAAGTGATACTTTATACATAAAAGTTTCCTAATTATTTGCTAATACCTGAATAGCAATATCATAATGGTGTTTTCTATCTTCAAGACCATTAAGACCTCCATTTATTGCTTTTGTTAATCCTGTAAAATCTTTAGCATCGGCAAATCTATTAAGATTATTTGTCTTCCAGAAGAAACAACCTGATTCTAATGCTCCTTCTAAGGTCTCACAATAATTAACAGATTCATCAACTGATTTGCCTACAGAATGCGCAAACTTTGTATAGTTATCTTTACCTGTCAATTGAATACAACCTCTTCCTCGAAATTTGTATCCATCACCTGATTCTTCAGAACCATTACCCATTCTATCACAATAAACTTTATTGGCAATCTTTACAGGATTTCTAGCATATATGTTTGCTATATCCATTGAAGGAAATCTCTTTGGCCAAGTATTACGTAGACCTTGAGCAGAATAATTCAAGTTTTCTTTTAATGTATTAAACTGAGCAGACTCATGACCACACTGAGAAAGAAAGCACGCAATTCTTTCTTTAGTATTAATTTCATACTTTGGAAGAACCTTATTAAGAACTACCAATAATTCTTCAGGTTGCTTATTATTTGGGCAAATCTTTTTCAGTTGGTCAATTGTGATCATTTTAATATTCCTAATATAGTTAGGTCTATTTATAACGGATTATCTGCTTCATCTTGTAGTACTAATAATATGCAATCTTCTTCTTCACAAATTATACCAACCGCAAATCTATTAAACCCACTTTGTACATAAATGGGTTTATCAGAATCGACTATTAGTTTTTTTAATTCTAAAGTTGATGTCATCCTATCATGTCGCATAATGCTCTCAATGGTAAAGTAGGTATTAATTTATTATTGGCTACAGTAAATTCTAGGTGCTTGTCATAAATACCAAGTTCTATTTTTTCTGATACATTAATACCAATTATTGGAATAGAGTCTTTATTAAGTCTAGCATATACTATTTTACCATCAACATATACTCTAGATAGTATCCAACTCTGAAGTCTTATGTTTACAAATCTAACTGAATCTTCAAGTAATTTTTGCTTGCTTAAAATATCGTTATTCATTATTTTAAAATTATTTTAGAATCTGGAACTACAATTGAGCTAAACATACGTTTATATTCGTTTACTAAAGCTTCGGCTGGTTCTGCTTCAATTGCAATAGAATGAAAATATACTTTGATATCACCCTTAGCAAATGGCATAACAGGAGCAATAGCAACTCGTACACCTGATTCTGTTTCTTGCAGGACAATATTTGCAGGATTTTTGATGTCATAAGAATTAGTACTAGTATATACTACTTCACCAATCATATCTTCCCCAATTTGGGACTTAAAAACTTTTATATCACTCATCATATTCTCGCTTTAGTAAAGGAACCTCCCAAGGTGCGCTTCACGTCCCTTGTCATCCTAAGATGCTTCTATTATGGGCGTAGAGAGGCGTGGGAGGTGTTATTATTTATTCAGTCAATAACATTTCAACATCTTGTTTTCCATCACCAATAAGAATCTTTTTAGGCTTCTTATGTTCAGGAATTACATTCTGAAGATATATCGACAAAATACCATCAATAAATTCTGCATCTTTTACAATTACAGTTTCGGCTAATTTTATCGTTTTTCTGAATGGTTTTGCACTGATACCTTTATGTAGGTATTCAACTTCATTATCAAATTCACCTTTAGTACCAGTCATAATAAGAACGCAATCTTCAACAGTGATTTCCAGTTCTTCTTTGCAAAATCCTGCGACTGCTAATTCAACAACATATTCATTGTCGTTGTATTTAATGATATTATGGGGAGGATACTTATTTGATAATTGATAGTCACTTGATACTCTTTCCATATCTTTAAGTAGTCTTTCAATGCCTACGAATTGATTCAAATGTGAGCCAAATGCCATTTGTGCGGTTGTGTTCATACTACGTCTCCATTTCTGCGAGATTAAAATTTTCTATCCTTACGGCATAGAAGGTTAGGTTCCAGTTACGAATCTGGAATACTTTTCACGTAAGTATCGATCAGCGAACATCTATGTCCTTCACGCACTTTCTGTTTAAAGTCAAAAGTGATAAAGACTACCTACCTCGGGAGAGGATTGTCTGTATAAGTTATTTCTAAACAAAATAACTTTTTATATAAATAAGTTGTAGTTCACGATATTACCAGTATCCAACTACTCTAATCATTCTACTATTAATTACAGGAACTAACATGACCAGCAAAGATATATATACCACAATTCCACCAACATACCTTTATATTAAACAACATTCAATTACTGGCCTAAAATACTTTGGTAAAACTAGTCAATTAGATCCATACAAATATCTTGGATCTGGTAAATATTGGACACTTCATATCAAAAAGCATGGCAAAGAACATGTAGAGACCTTGTGGGTGTCCGAACTTTATCAAGATACTTCAATTGTTGAATACGCTTTGCATTTCTCCCTTGAAAACAACATTGTTGAATCCAATGATTGGGCAAATCTAAAACCTGAAAATGGATTAGATGGAGGCGGAGTTCGTGGTAAAAGTATACAAGCTTGGACACCTGAGCGCAAAGCAAAATTATCCGCTACAAATAAAACTAAAAATAAAGGAATACCTAAACCTCCGTTTTTATCTATAATTAAAACTAGGAAAACATATATCAAATTAAGTATTGATAGACATTTTCCAGAATTTAAACAATATTATTAATATTTTATTCTTCGTCGTTAGCAGCAGGAGTTTCTGCTAAAACTGCTTTCTCAATTTCTGCAACTTGGGCAGATCCTTGAGCTCTAATTTCATTGATCAACTCTGCAACAACCTCATAAGATTGTTTTGCTAATGATGCTAAAACCGTATTAACACCACTTACAGATAGTTTTAAATCAATCAAACTTTCTTCAATTTTCAATTTCTGTTCTTCATTCATATTTATTTTCTCTTGTTTCCAATAGTATATTTCGATGTTAAAGTCCAGTTCTTTTTGTCTTTATAAGAGACAATCTTAATCTGGGACAATGACGCTTTATTTTCTGCTTGCGCAGGATTTACTATAGTTAAAAGTCCCCAGTCTCCTAGCAGACTAGCTATAGCATTTCTTCTCTCAATATCATTATTAGTGATATTGGATTCTTTACCATCCAAAGCAAATAGTTCTTTGAAATGGACGATAAAATATTTGCCTTGCTTATGCAATATATGGCATGATTGATATAATGTATTGTCTTTTTTAGACGCAATACCAATCCTAGTTAAAGTTTCACAGACTTTCAAAAATGCATCAGGGTCAGGTAACGTCACCTCAAGCATACTATCATAATCCCAGTCATAAAAAATATCCATTTTAATACCCACCTTTATACAATTTTTGTTCAATAATAGCAAGTTGATCATTGGTTAGGATGTCCAATACTTGTCTTGCCTTTTCATCGGAATATCTAAAGTATTCCTTAACTAATAAAAATGATTTTGAGTCTTTGTCTTTCTTTGCCCATTTACCAAATCTTTTCTTCTTAGTTATTGTATTTATTAAATATTGAAATTGCATATCAGAATCAAGATTATAAAATTTATTCATTTCATTGGCATATAAAATAGTATCTGAATGTTGCGACAATCCTCTATTTACCATAAATGAATTATAATCTTTAGATGCCTGTGGATCTACAAATAGATTCTCTTTAGTCTGTGTAATAGCATTAATAAAGTCAAATGGATTCATTATAAAATTCCTGTCTCATCTAAATTATCTGATGTGATTGCAAATCGTTTATCTGGAAATCTATCTTCTAATCTATCTTGTAAAGCATCAATAGTAGTTCCATGTGAAAGATACGCATGATCTTTTAATTTATACATGAAAATAATATCATCATGTATTTCCAAATAAGCCAAGATATCATTAGCAATTGGTTGATCATCTTCATCTATATATTCATCATTTTCGTCATATTCTATATATAATTGTCCAGTTTGGAATTTATTTATAGTTCGACGGGCACCATACCAATATCCTATACCTCCAGTCAATAATACTAATATTAAAGTTAGATAATCCATTTCCATACTAGTACCTATTTAAATTTGCAAGAGGACATTATTTCTACCATAGCTGACATTGTATTTATCTCTTGGTCAGCAACGAATGCGCTCTTAAATTGGTAATCGGCAATTATAATAATTAACTGTGGAATACTAGATGGATCTAAAACATTTAATGCATTATCATATAAATGACGGAACAATGAAGGAGCATCTGCATCAGCACTAGCTATCCACTTACGTACAGAAGTAAAATCTTTTTCTTTAAGACCTTTTATTAACTCTTTATAAGAGTCCGCAGATACATTAACAAAAATTCCAGAGTCAATCTTACCCGCAACAGAATACCTTTGCAACTCATTTAATACTCTCCTATAATCTGGAAAATGTTTTGTTACTAACTCAGCAACAACCTTTGGATCAAACTCAATATTTTCTTGCTTCAAGATACGTGTTGCACGTTTGAAAAACAATGCAGCCATTTCTTGTTTGTCTTTAGAATCTATCTTAAAATCTATAATAGCACATCGTGAATGTAATGGATCTATAATACGATTTTTAAAGTTACATGTAAATATGAATCTACAGTTATTGCTAAACTCTTCAATGAATGATCTTAATGCAGGTTGAACTGAGTCAGCATTCATATAATCTGCTTCATCGATAATAATGACTTTCTTTGCATCAGTCAAGGATACAGACGAGGCAAACTCTTTTACTGTAGTTCTAAGAGTATCAATTTTACGACCTTCATCAGAACCATTAATCATTATATAGTCAGCACCTACTTCATTACAAAGTGCTTTTGCTATAGTAGTTTTACCTACACCGGCAGAACCAGTTAATAAGAGAGTAGGTAATTCACCTTGCTTAATATAGTTATTAAAAGTAGTTTTGATGGATTCAGGGAGAATACATTCATTGATAGTCTGGGGGCGATACCTTTCTACCCATAAAAATTGATTGTCTTTAGATTCGATAGTCATAATGTCTCCATAGTAAATAAGTCATGATACATTATATCATGACTATATCAAAAAGTAAATGTATTTTAGAACGAACTATCGGCTTCAATCGCAGTATAATAAACTAAATCACCAATTGTAGATTCAAATCTAGCAATCCTAGAATGAATGGTTACTTTATAACTTGACTGCAACATTTTCAAGTTTTCAATTTTAATATTAGCTTTAAATGTTTTATCAGTTAAACCTACAACAGTTTCATAACTATTACTTGTTGCATTCTTCTTATCACCAATAGTCAAAAGAATACTAGTACCATCGCCAATGATTGAAAGATCAGACGCTTTCAATACACCCGAAGTTTTTTGAATAGTATTGAATATTGATTCAGATAAGTCAAAATTAATATCAGCGGCAGGAAATGTGATATCTTTATTTGGAGTATTTAAAATTGATGCTTCTGCTGCAAAGAATTTAATTTTGTTATTTTTCTCTTTAATGTTAACAAAC